TGGATAGTACAGAATATCTGGTAGATTCGGATTTCCGTGCCATCCTTTTAATTGATCAGATAATGCATGATAAAGAATTAAGTGATACCCAGCGTGTTATATCAGCATTGACAATCTTTTATGGCGACAATCCACCCAAACAGACCACACAGGCAATCGAAAAGCTTGTGTGGTTTTTTCGTTGCGGAAAAGAACAGAGTGAGCAGGAAGAACGCAGAGGACGCTTTCGAAGACATACCAGAGCAATTGATTACTGCGTAGATAGTCATTTGATTTGGAGTGCATTCTTGCAGGTGTATCAGATTGATCTAACAGAGCCAATACAGATACATTGGTGGAAGTTCTGTTCGCTTATGGAGAACCTTCCAGATACTTGTAAACTCAGCAAGGTGATGATGTATAGAACTGTAGACACTTCTGGCATGTCAAAGCAACAGAAATCCTTTTATGCGAAGATGCGTAAGAAATACGAGCTAAAAGGCGAGGAAACAGGCACAACTTTGAAACTTTCAGAGCGCAACCGTCGAATGAAAGAATATGTAAAGCAGCGCATGAAGGAGGTGAGAGAGCTTGGCTGATGGAAAAGTAAAAATTGAAACCAGCGTTGATCAAAAAGGGATTCAAGTAGGACTCCAAGAAACAGAAAAGAAAGTTGCGAGTTTTGGAAAGTCCACGCAAGAAAATTTCACTGGCATTGATGCAGCAGTCAGCAAGGCAGGACAAACAATTGCCACCTTTGTGAGTGCGGCTGCGATTGCGTCAGCTGTAAAGCAGGCAACCGATTATGTAATCCAGGTCGGAAGTGCATTTGAAGCTTCCATGTCTGAGGTACAGGCGATTTCCGGAGCAACTGGAGCAGAACTTGAAAAGATGTCTGCAAAGGCAAAACAGCTCGGATCTACAACCAAGTTCTCCGCAACAGAGGCAAGCCAGGCATTCAAATATATGGCATTGGCTGGTTGGGATACCAACAAGTCAATCAGTGCGATTGATGGCGTGTTACAATTAGCAGCGGCATCCGGGATGGATTTGGCAGCTGCCTCAGATATGGTCACTGACTATTTGTCTGCATTCGGCATGGAAGCAAGTCAGGCTACTTATATGGCCGATATGTTGGCATATGCACAGTCTCATTCCAACACGACTGCAGAACAGCTTGGTGAGGCATATAAGAACTGTGCCGCCAATATGAACGCATCAGGTCAGGACATTGAGACAACAACAGCACTGTTGGAGGCTCTGGCAAATCAGGGTGCAAAAGGCTCTGAGGCAGGTACCAAGGTTGCGGCTATTATGCGTGATGTTACCGCAAAAATGGATGAAGGAAAGATTGCCATTGGTGATACAACAGTTGCAGTAATGGATGCAAACGGTAATTTCCGTGATATGACAGATATAATCAAAGATGTAGATACCGCAACTCAGGGAATGGGAGATGCAGAAAAAGCAGCAGCTTTGGCATCTACATTCACTTCAGATTCGATTTCTGGCTTGAATATGATCCTGAATGAAGGTGTAGACAAGATCGCTGGATATGAGGAAGAACTTCGTAATTCAAGCGGTGCTGCAGCAGACATGGCAGATACCATGCAGAACAATCTTCAAGGAAAGATCACAGCCGCTGGATCCGCTCTGGAAGGTCTTGGTATTGCAGCATATGATTATGTTTCAGGACCGGCAGGTAAAGTTGTTGATGTGGCTACAGGTATCTTTAAAGGACTGACAGATGTATTATCACCAGAGCTTGATACAGCTCATCAGTTGCTGGCGGATGCAGAAAGTACCTCAGCAGCAGTGCAGTCCATTTATCAGAAAATGGAAGATCAGAAGAAAAGCTTCACGTCATCAAGAGATTCAATTGAGGCGAATGCTGTATTGGCAAAGCGCTTGGCAGATAACTTGTATGATCTGGCAGATAAAGCAGATCTTTCAGCTACAGATTTGGCAACGATGGGTCTATATGTTGATGAATTAAATTCTTTGATTCCAGACATGAACTTATCGCTGAATGATCAGACTGGTGAGTTAAGTATGACACGAGTCGAGGTAGATAAGCTAACTCAGTCATATAAAGAGCAGGCAATTCAGCAAGCATTTATGGAACATTATTCGGAGTTGGCAGCTGATTATGCTGAAGCAATTAAAACCGCAGCAGAGGCAAAGAAAAATTTTGATATGGCATTATCAGATCCAGAAGCAAGCGCAGTCTATGAGGATTATAAAAGTAGAGCAGAGGAGTTTATAAATGCGGGTGAAGATACAGAGGATGCTTATATTCATGCAGGAAATGCAATAGCAGCGACAAGTCGTGAAAATGGAGAATTGCTAGATGGCCTCTTAAGTTCAGAGGAAGCAATGAACGATGCAGAACAAGCTGTAACTGATTGCGATAGTGCGATGCAAGAATGGGATGAAACCATTCAAGATTATAAAGAGTCCATGTCTTCTGCAACTGATGAGACAACCAATTTTTCTCAAGCTCAGGAAGATGTGACCAATTCAACACAGGATCTTCTAACAGCCACAATTGAATATAAAGGGGAGACATATAAGACAACACAAGAAATATCAGAGCAGTTTCAAAAATTGGAAGAGAACTATGACAGCGTATACGAGAGTGCTCAGTCATCTATTATAGGTCAATTAAGTCTTTATAATGAGTGGTCAGCTGGCGCAGAAATTACAGCATCACAAGCACTGGAAAATTTTGCTTCATATGTTTCTGGAATGACGAGCTATTCTGAAAATTTAAGTGCTTTGACTAAAGGTGTGGAAGATGTCTCAAATGGGTCAATTGAAGTATTGGATGCTGGATTTGTTCAGTATTTGCGTGATTTGGGACCGCAGTCAGCCTCACTTGTAGCAGCGATTGCCCAAGAGATTAATGCCGGTAATGTCCAGTACATAGAAGATTTGAATGCGAATTGGCGACAGTATTATAATGTGTCCACAATAATAGCAGATGAAAACGCAGAGGCGGAGACAGGCTATAAAGAGTTTGCAGAGGATCTTGTGAGTACAGCCCAGCAAACAGCTCAGAATACAACACAGGCTACGGCAGATGGAATTTCTTCTGTACAAGACAGGATCCATGAAAGTACCAGTATTGTGATGAAGGATTTTACAGATACCTTAACAATACCAGATGAGACATCCAAAATCGGATCTGACAACATCGCTGGGTATATTACAGGCGCAGAATCGAAACAACAGGAAGTATCCAATACAGCAATAGCGCTGGCAACGACAACAGAAGACGGCTTAACTG